CTAAGATTGTAGATGAGGTCCACCCGGCACCTTACTTTTTGAGGGGGTATGGACGTTCTCTACAAGAACGAAATGCCCTTCAAGTTCTTGGGCCTAGACTTGATGACCCCATTGATTTTTTGATTGGTGCATTGAAACCAGTGCATCTTAGGAAGAAGCCCAACGAAACAGGGGGCACTGGCCAAGCTTACCGCCTAGCGCAAAAGCATAACATTCCAGTTTTTGATCTCCTCCCCACAACACCAAGAGAAGATCTTACAAAGGCTTTGCAGCTTTATGTCCGACGAAGGGGTGAAGACGAAGGCGCAACTGCACTATCTAAGATGCTTGAGCACATAGATAAAATGAGACAAACTGGATCAGTTGCTGTGCAGGGTCAGTCGGAGGAGGCGATGAGGGAGGCCCTTCGGCAGCTGGCTAGAGCAAAGTTGGGGGGACGTGCCCCTCAAGTTCTCACTGCAGAGGAAGCTCGCAAGCGCGCAACGCAAGGTAGGATGAAACCCTACTCGTGAACAACGAACTCACGATCGTCGTGGACTCCAGGGAGAAGAAGCCGCTGCCCTTTCCTGAGCACCTTCCGTCGCTCAGGTCGGATCTGCCTGCTCTCTCCCGGAGTTCACGCACGTACCGCCTCAAGATTGAGAAGGCCACCCTCAAGACTGGGGACTACCTGCTCAAGGGCTACGAGGCGGGGTGCCTGATTGAACGCAAGGGTTCCATTGCTGAGGTTGCAGGCAACTGCCTTACAGCCGATGGCCGCCGGAAGTTCGTGGCTGCCATGGACCGGCTCAAGGACTCCTGCCTCTACCCCTACCTCCTGCTTGAGGGGAACATCCTTGAGACCATGAATCCCACGAAGGATCTGCCGGATCCGTGGAATGCCGTGGACTCCCTGCACCGCATCCTGCTGGAAAGAAACATTGGTCTGATTCTCTTACCAAACACCAGCATGAGTGCACGCAGGGCAGTGGCAGAGTGGGCAGCCCGGCTCTTGGTCAACGCGGCGCTCTGCCCTATACTGCCCGCTAACCCTACCGAGGAACCCGCATGCCCCACGTGATGCTCAACACCATCGTCCGCAACACCTACCTTGGCAGCAAGACCGCCAACGTCACGTGCTCGACGAGTGCCACCGCCAAGACCGCCACCACCACCAGGCCCGCAACCGACACGACTGTGGGCTCCCTTGTGTTTGGGTCGGTCAACAACTACATGAAGATCCACCCGTGGGCAGCCAGCAACACGCCCACCATCCGGGTTATTGGCTGGTCCCTGTGCAACGATACCCGCCTGTGGATTCCCCACAGCATCGCCGAAGTTCAGATGGCCTCGCTCACCGGCACCAACGTGTCCATCTTGAGCACCAACCTCCAGGCGGCAGCAACCTTGACCAAGACGGCGGGTGATGCCAAGCTGTTTGCCCCTTCCACCACCGCAACTGATGCGTACTTTGTGGTGGATGCGCAGGGCTTCGAGCTGGTTGAGCTGCACTTCCGCGTGGCATCTGGCACGGTGCTTGCCAACGCACACATCGGCGACATGTAATGAACAGGACCCGCACGTCCAGCCTCGATGCGTTCGGTCTGCGCGACCAGCGCAATCGGATCTACCCTGCCCTTGAAGGAAGTGACGGCCGCACGCTCGACCTCGACTTCACGACGGGCGTGCTGGACAGCCGCATCACGTTCAGCCGGGCCAGCACTACGTCCACCTACATCAACTCCAGCGGATACGTCACAACGGCTAGTACCAACATTCCGCGCTTCGACTACAACCCGACCACGCTAGCCGCTCGCGGCCTGCTGATCGAAGGTAGCGCCACCAATCTTGCGAAATATTCCGAGACTCTAAATCAAGGCGGTGGCGTTTGGTATGGAGCGGCCTTCAATACGCCAACCATCGCAAGTGGAATTGCAGACCCATCTAATGGATCAAATACTTGGAAGGCTGTTGCAACATCTGGGAGTGCGTATCACGGATGGCGGCAAAATCTAACATACACCGCTGCGTCATACACGTTCTCGATCTGGGCAAAGGCCGCAGAATATGATCGCATCGTTATTTCCGACCTTGGATCTGGACGTGGTTCGTGCACATTCGTACTAACCGGAAATGGAACCGCAACTCCTATTACTGGGGGCGGTGGTACACCAGTTGGGACTATCACTGCTTATCCCAATGGGTGGTATCGCTGTTCCATTACCATGACAATGACGGCGGCAACATATGGAATCACGATTGGCGGTTATCCCACGGGCGCGACTACTAATGAATTTGGAGCAACGTATAACGCCGATGGAACTAGTGGCGTGTATCTGTGGGGCTATCAAATCGAACTAGGCTCCGGCGCATCCTCGTACATCCCAACGGGCGCGAGTCAGGTGACGAGGAATGCGGACGATGCCAGCATGACTGGCACTGCGTTCTCGTCATGGTTCAACGCGAGTTCGGGCACGATGCAAGCCAACTTTAGGCGACGGCTCACCAGTACGACGGGCCGCATGGTCAGCGCGAACGACAACACCGCGAACAACTGGATTGAGTTGGGCGCAAGCACTACGGGTCGCTGGGCAATTCAGCAAGGTGGCGCATCGCAAGCAAACATCGCGCCGGGAACCGTGGCTGCGAATACGGACTACAAGATTGCGGGCGCTTACGATACGAACGACGCGCAGGCGGCGCTAGGCGGAACGCTTGGAACAGCCGATACCAGCGTCACGGTTCCGACCGTGGATCGATTGTTCATCGGACGCGATTCCGGCGCAAGCCCGGTCTATCTCGACGGCACGATTTCACGTCTGATCTACTGGCCGTTCCGTCAGCCGAACGCCACGCTTCAGAGCCTCACCCAATGACCGACCTCTACCTACGAGCGGACGGCGAAGACCATCTGCACAGCAGCCTCGTCGCTGCGGGCCTTGCCACCGAGGAAGCGGACGGCCTGCGGCTCGCGCCCGGCGTGAATCTCGACGTAATCGGCGAGGTGGTGCGGATCGACGCGGACGGGAACGAGCAGCGCATTCCGGGCTGTCACGCGAACCTGCGGCTAGTCGGCATCGACTTGACCCCCGAACAATTTGATATACTGCCTGTAATTCCAACACCCAATAACCCACAACGGGTGTGGGCCTAACTCGTTCCGAAGGAGAACAACATGCCGCCTGAGTTCCGGTCGAGCCCCACGGGCTCGCGCGATCTGCTCGCCCAGCACGGTCTGGTTGAGCGTCGTCCCCCCATCCGATCGTCCGACTTCCGGTCCCTCGGTTCCCCGTTCCACTACTACCTCACTCGCAAGCTGGGCCTGGTCCCAGCGCTGCGGTACAGCGTGGCCCTCTCACAGGGCACGTGGTTCCACCTCGCCCTTGAGATCCTTCTAGAGCCGGGACTCACGGGCGATGAAACCTTCGCTCGGTACCGTGTCAAGCTTGAAGCTCGCATGGATGAGATCCGCGAGATCTGCAAGGTCTTGTCCATCGGGGACCAGCGCACCCGTGAGATCCTGGCAACTGAAGATCAGGATGCTGCCAGCGCATGGGTATGGGCCCTGACCGCAAAGGACCTGCCCATCCACGGCTCCCTCTCCAACGGCCGGTCCCTGCATGAGTTCCTCATGGACCCCAACCTCATGCACATTTGCCGTGAGTGCACCCTCAAGACGGAGATCCAGCTGCCCGATGCTCGCACCGCTCCGGTGCCATGCGTGATGCAGCCGGACATGCTGTTCTACCACCGCACCCAGAACTCCCTGTGGATCGTGGACTACAAGACCACCTCCATCAGCCCCCGTATCCGCGCTGCCTCGTGCCCCATCGAGCCGCAGACGCAGCACTACATGTCGGTCGTCCACAACATGTTGTGTAGGGGCACCCTCCAGACACAATATGATCTACCTTCCGACGTGACGGTGGGTGGCATGCTGCACGCCATCGTGCGCAAGCCCACCATCTCCTTCGGCCAGGCTGATCGGGACTTCTTCCTCGACACCACGCCCTTCAAGAGTGGGCCCCGCAAGGGTGAGCCCCGCAATGAGAAGGTTTACACCGGCGAGCCTCGACTGGAGAACTACCTTGAACGCTGCCGTCAGTGGTACCGCGGCGACAAGGACTACGCCCACCTGGCAGGCGACCGCATGGCCGAGCCCGTTGTGGACCTGTCTTTTACCAGCGGCACTGCCCTCCAAGATCCGCAGTGGGTAGCGCAGTACGAGGCCCGCTTGTCTGCCATCAACCGGTGGAGAATTGCAGATTTGGAACCGCATGAGTACCCGTGGCCCACAGAAGTGCACGGCACTGGTACACTTGACACCTACGCGCCCTTTGTTCTGCGCCCAGTTTCGGAGTGGCCCGACATCGTGCTGCAAGAAGGCTTTGTCGTGGTCGATCGTGATGCAATTCAGGAGCCAACCAATGACCAATGATCCGTACCCGGAGAGCCGACTCCAAAAGAGCGAGTTCGGCAGCCTCCTCCCCGATGTACTTCATCGAAGTGTGAAGCCAGTGCTTGCCGCACTCATCAGCAAAGACAGCGACATCACTAACAAGTCCTCGCTTCATAGTGCATTCAAGAAAGAAACGGGAAGCACCGTGTCTTTCTCCACGTTCAACACGTGGCTTGAGGTGCTTGGCATTGCGTTTCGCAAGACCGTGCAGATTGATGGCCTAACTCAGGTCCCCACCCCGGGCGGGGCCGGAGTCGGCCCCCGCCCGGATGTGGGGGAGCCCGAATCAAACGTGCAATTTGACAACGAGACTCCAATGGATTTTGCTCGACCCCGATTTGGAGACGCGTTCGGTGAGATTGCACGCAACTCAGGAGGATTCCAACAGTGAGCATTCATCAGACAACTGCATCGGCCATCCCGCCGGTGCGCGCATACAAGAACCTCGGCTTCCAAGGAGGCCCCGGTCTTTACTCTCTTCGCAACCTCTTCGGCATGATCGTCGGCGAGCAGAACAGCGGCAAGTCCTACCTGTTCCAGTCGTGTCCCGACGCGTTCATCATCAACCTCGACCTCTCGTCCACGGTGTCCCCCCACGCCAAGTGCATCGTGTGGCCAGGCATCGGACCCGATGGCCGACCCATTGACGTGGATGGCAAGCCGCTCATCCTCACGTGGGATCACGTCGAGGCCAAGATCAAGTTGCTCTGCGACATGGCAAAGAACGGTGAAGAGCGACCCTCCATGGTCGTGATTGACACCATGATTCCCATGCTCCGTCTGCTCAAGCCGTGGGTTGCACGGCAGATGGGCAAGGAACTCTTCGAGCAGGCGCACGGTCCCGCTGCGTGGGAGCGCCTGTACGACACCGTCATTGATGTGGCTCATAGGCTACGCTCCCATGGCTATGGCGTCTGGCTGCTCGCCCACCTGTCGCGTGACTGGGTGGAGATCGGCGAAGGCTCCAAGGTAGAGGAGCACTACCTATCCCTGCCTCCCGGCTTGCGGGAGCGACTGTCCAAGGTGGTCGAGATCATCGCCCCCATGAGATCAGAGGTTCGAGAGACGACCACTGTGGAACCAACAGTCGTTACCGTGGCCGGGAAGCAGGTGACACAGAATCGCACTGTGTCCAAGCAGACGATCACGCGTACCATCGCGTTCCGTGATCCACGCTACCTGCGCCTCATACGCACCCGCACCCTGAAGCCCATGCCGGACATCGACGTGACCGGCGCTGCAGATCCATGGGCACTGTTTGAGGACGCATACAAAGCAGCAAACACTCCGTAATTTTCTGTGCACGTCGGGGACCAGCCAATGGTCGTAATAAGCACAAGATGGTTGCACAGCCGCTTCTGCTAACATGCCTGGTGACAGGTGATGGGAGTTCAATCTCCCTTGGCTCCCCGACGACGATCCCCCGGAAGGGCTGGGGGTGGGCCCTCGACGGTGTCCCACCCCCGCCTTCCAGTTTGTGGAAGTTAAACTTCCAGTTTTTAGTTCCGTGTCTTACTCCATTTCAATTCCTTTCACGAAAGGCTCACTATGAGCAACATCAAGTCCACCATGTTCGCTGCGTACAACAACACCTTCGCCTCGGTTGAGGCCAACACCGAGGGCTCCGGCGCAGGCTGGCGTCCCGATGCTGGCGATCACGCCGTGCTCGTCACGGGCATGAGCGTCGAGGAGGGTGACTTCAAGCAGAAGGACGGCCAGATGTTCCCGTCCATCGACGTCACCTTCACCTATCAGCTGGTTGAGGATCCGGGCAGCCCTGAGCCGCGCTCCTTCACCGGCGCTCGGTTCAACCTGCCGCAGGACCCGACGCAGCTGACGGACGACGGCGCGAAGACTCGCAACCGCATCGAGCTCGAGCGCCTCAAGGGCCACCTCAGCACGCTGCTGGGT